CCAGTTGTCAAGCGATTTTGGTCGTTCTGTCAGAGATTTGGTTAATGCTGAAGAGTTTCAGAATGTTTTCAAAGGAGTGTCCTTACGTTCAGATGTACGAGCAGCAGGAAAATGGAAAACAAACAAAGGTGGACAATACTATGCTGCTGGAGTACGATCCCAGATTGCAGGAAGAGGTGCACACATTGCGATCCTTGATGATGTCATGTCAGAAGAGGACTCATATTCTGAAGCAGGCAGAAGATACGTTAAGGAATGGTATCCAGCAGGATTAAGAACACGTATAATGCCTAATGGTTCTATACTTATTATTAATACTCGTTATCATTATGATGATCTCTGTGGATGGTTACTAAAACAAGAAGAGAATATGGGAGATTATGATGTTATTCCTTGGGAAGTTGTACGTATTCCTGCATGGCTTGATGAAGATGCAGCAGAATTATTGAATTTACCTGTAGGTTCTAGTTATTTTCCTGAATGGAAACCAGATGAAGTACTACGTGTAGATGAACATGAGATTAAAGCGTCAAATGGTGCACGATACTGGAATGCCTTATATATGCAAGATCCCACACCAGATGAAGGTGGGTTAATAAAAAAGAAATGGTTAAGATGGTGGGAATATGGTGAGCCACCACCATGTGATTTTATACTACAAACGTATGATACAGCGTTTTCTACCAAGACAACAGCAGATTATAGTGTTATTCAGACATGGGGTATATTCTCTATGTATGATGAAAGTGAAGAAGGTATAGAATCTTTTCAAGGTAATCTTATTTTATTAGGAAACATTAAAGGAAGATTTGAATATCCAGAACTCAGACGTATGACACAAATGTTATATCAAGAACATAGACCTGATGTCTGTATGGTAGAAAAGAAAGCATCAGGACAATCATTAATACAAGATATGCGTAGAGCTGGTATACCTGTGTTAGAATATTTACCTGATAGAGATAAGGTATCCAGAGTATATGCAGCGACTCCTATGATGGAAGCAGGTAAAGTATGGTTTCCTAAAAATAAAAAGTGGTCAGAAGACTTATTAGAAGAAATGTTACGCTTTCCAAATGCTGCACATGATGACCAAGTTGACGCAATGACTATGGCTATACACTATGTAAAAGAGTCTTGGCATCTATCACATCCTGAAGATCCAGAGTGGGAAGATGAACCAAGAGAAAAAAAAGTTGCATACTGGCGAGTTTAATGGTATAATAATAGATATGAAAAAAGAGTGTGATATTAACAAAAAAAATCACACCATACCTATCACTAATAAATATGATCCTAACATAGATTATTATGAACATAAAGAAAAACAAAGACAGCTAAGTCGTATAGAAATAAGAAATTTAGAAAAAGAGAGAGAGCTAAATAATGGCAACAGAAAAAAATCCATTTGAAAAAATTAGAGAAGAAATTACAAATGTAGTTCAAATGCCTACACCTGAAGATATGATGGAAGGTGCACCAACATTTGAGATGGAAGATGATGGTGGTGTTACTGTAGACTTTACAGGTGTTGTAGAAATGGAAGCTGAAGAATCTATACAAGAATGGTATGGAGATCTTACAGATACAGTAGAAGATGAAGATCAAGAAACTATTGCAGCAGATGTTATAGATAATTATACTGCAGACAAAGAATCTCGTTCTGAATGGGAAGCAATGTTTGAAAAAGGTTTTGATCTTCTAGGTTTAAAGATAGAAGAAACTGCAGAACCATTTGAAGGTGCATGTACAGCAGTACATCCTATGTTAATAGAATCTGCTGTTAAGTTTCAATCAAAAGCTATACAAGAATTATTTCCACCAGCAGGTCCAGTTAAAACACAGATATTAGGTAAGTCTACTCCTGAAAGAGAAGATCAAGCTAATCGTGTACAAGAGTTTATGAACTATCAAACAACAGAGCAAATGCCTGAATACTTTGATGAGTTTGAAAGAATGCTGTTCCACCTCCCTTTGATTGGATCAGCATTTAAAAAAGTTTATTATGATGCTAATTTAAAAAGACCAGTATCTGAATTTGTTCCTATTGATCAATTCTATGTTTCTTATTATGCATCTAATTTACGTAAAGCAGATAGATATACACATGTTATATATAGAAGTCCTGTTGAGTTAGCAAAAGATATACGATCAGGAATCTATAGAGATGTAGAATTACCAGAAGCAACAAATCCACAACCTACATCTTTTTCAGAAAAAATGGATACAATTATTGGTTTGTCTCCTACAGCAACAAATGATCCACAATATACATTACTAGAACAACATTGTTATTTAGAAATAGAAGAAGACTATGCTCTTCCTTATATTGTAACAGTAGAAGAAAAATCACAACAAATTTTAAGCATTCGTAGAAACTATAAGAAGGATGATAAGAATCAAGAGAAAGTGTCTCACTTTGTTCATTACAGATTCGTACCAGGCTTTAGTTTCTATGGATTTGGTCTCATGCACTTCTTAGGAAACTTAACTATGACTGCTACTGCAGCCATGAGAAGTTTAGTGGATGCAGGTCAATTCGCAAACTTACCAGGAGGATTCAAAGCAAAGGGTGTAAGAATTGTTGGTGACAACGATCCTATATCACCAGGTGAGTTTAAAGAAGTTGAAGCCACAGGGCAAGATCTTAACAAGGCTATTGTCTCTCTCCCCTATAAAGAGCCTTCCTCTACCCTATATAATATGCTTCAATTCATAACTCAAACAGGTCAAAAGTTTGCTGACTCTACAGAACAAATTGTTTCTGATGCAGCATCTTATGGACCTGTGGGTACAACAATGGCATTACTAGAAGCGTCTAGCAAGTTCTTCTCTGCTATTCATAAGAGATTACACAAATCTCAAAGAGATGAATTTAAAATACTTGCACAGATAAACTATGATTATCTACCTTCAGAGTATCCATATGAAGTACCATTTGCTGAGAAAAGTGTATTAAAACAAGACTTTGATGGTAGAGTAGATGTGATACCAGTATCAGATCCTAATATTCCATCAAATGCACATAGGATGATGATTGCACAAATGGCATTACAAATGGCACAGCAATCACCTCCTGGTATGTTTAATCTTGAAGCATTAAATAGAACAATATTAAATTCTGCTAATATGCCTAATATGGAAGAAATACTTCCACCAAAGAAAGAGCCACAAAAATTAGATCCTGTATCTGATATAATGGCTGCAACTAAAGGTATACCTATTGCAGCATTTCCAGGACAGAACCATGATTCACATATACAAGTAAAGATGATGTATTTACAAGATCCACAGAATGGTGCTAATCCTATAATGGCGAGATTAAAACCAATACTAGAAGCAAACATACAAGAACATTCTGTATTAAAATATCAAGAACAAATGAATGGTATGGCAAGAGCTACAATGGAACAACTACCACCAGATCAACAACAGAATCCTCAAGTTGCTGAAATGGCTATGGCTACTGCAGCTCAACAAGTATTAAATGCTAATCAAATGGGACAAGCTCAATCACCTGAACAACAAATGGTTGCATTAGAGCAAGCAAAAGTAGAATTAGAAAAACAAAAATTACAAGCAACTATGGCTAAACATTCTGCAGACTCTGCATTAGATGCACAAAGATTAGAATTAGAAGAAGCAGAGTTAATGGTACAAGCTGGTAAGACTGGTCAAGATGCTATGCTGAAGAAAGAAAAAGCAGATCTTGATAGAGCTTCAAAAGAAACTATGAAAGCTTTAGACTTATTAACAAAGACAACTTTAGCAGAAGAAAAGAATGCTATAGATATGGAAAAAATTCGTATAGATGCTTTAGAAAAAGTATCTAGTATGGAGAATCTGGATGACAGAGAAAGAAGTTTTAAACTTATTGATGTTATTACAGATTTATTAAAAGAAGAAATGAAAGGAGCAAATAATGCCAATAGGGAATAAAGCATATCCTGTTAAAAAAGGTGTGACTAATGGATACCCAACTCATGTTCCAAATGGAGATGGTGGTATGTATGGTGACTTTACTAAAATGTCACAAAGTGACTATGGTAGTAGACCTAAAAA